GCCTTTATTACTTAGCTGATCAGGTTGAGGATGCTGTTTACACGCTGATAGAGATTTCTTCGGATGATGAAGTGCATTTGCACCTAGTTGATTAGGGGGGGCGGTCCTTATGAGAGTACCCACCGTTACACAAATACAAAAAATAGAAAGAAGTAGGGCAGCGATTTGCACCTGCATCTACAAAGTAGAGCCTTATAGAGCTTTGGTGTGGTGTAACAAGTGCAAGGGTTATCAAAAACACAGCAGATTCATTGATCGGAAGGTTTGATATGGCAGATAAGAAGGATTCTAGACTAAAAAGTGCGGGGGTCAGTGGTTATAACAAGCCTAAGCGGACTCCATCCCACCCTACTAAGTCTCATGTTGTTGTTGCCAAAGAGGGTGACAAGGTCAAGACCATCAGATTTGGACAGCAGGGTGTAAAAACAAATCAGACGGTTGGTCAAAGAAAAGCATTTGAGAGTCGTCATGCTAAGAACATAAGCAAGGGCAAGATGAGTGCAGCTTATTGGGCAGCAAAAACTAAATGGGCGCCCTCCAAAACCAAGTCATCATCAACTAAGTGGAAAAAAGGAAGCTAATTATGCCAATGGTCAACGGTAAGAAGTTTGCATATACGAAAGCTGGTGTAGCAAAAGCAAAAATCGCGGCGAAGAAAGCCGCAGTTAAACCGAAAGCTAAACCAAAAGCTAAGAAAGGTAGCTGATTATGGGCAACGGTCTATACGCAAACATCAACGCCAAGAAAAAAGCTGGAAAAAAAATGCGGAATGCGGGTGACAAAGGCGCTCCGACTAATAAGGATTTTAAGCGTGCGGCTAGGACGGCAAAAAAGAAATGAAGAACTCTCGTGAAACGCTTTATAGCAAGGGCGACAACCGCCGTCCTGAAAATACTAAAAAGTTTAATGAAAACTTCGATCGAATCTTTGGAGATTCTAAGCTCAACCGAAAAGAGCGAAACGATGTTCGGGCTCGAAAAAGAGGTTCCGATAATAATGGTTGAGGTAGAGCTTAAAAGATTTGCATACCACCCTGAGGGAACTCTAGGTGTTATAGATTTAAACGGAGAGCGCTTTTATACGATAGAGCGCCCTTGGTTAGATAACGCTCCAAACGTCTCGTGTATTCCTGAGGGGACATACGACACGGGCTGGAGAGACTCCCCACGGTTTGGTGAGACATGGCATATCAAAGATGTTGCGGATAGAACATACATACTGATTCACGCAGCCAACTTTTCTAAAGACGTTCAAGGGTGTATAGGGCTAGGGACTGGGTTGATGGGAGATCGAGTCGCTGTGAGTAATAGCCGTAAAGCTGTAGCAAGGTTTGAGGAGATTACGAGGAATATGGAGTGGCGGCTGAAAGTAAAGAGTGCAACATATGCGGGATTACCAAATCAATAGGTAACTTTTCTGCAAATCGTGGAGCTTGTAACAAGTGCCGGACATCAAGGAATAGAGATAGACAGAACTCGACGGTAGAGCTTTTTCTTGGAGCCCGATTAACGAGCATTAAACAACGTCACAAGCAAAAGAATTATGCGGGTACCCTAGTATCACTTGAGTACTTAATGAGCTTATACGAGCAGCAAAGGGGCATTTGCGCCATTTCTAACATACCTATGCACACAAGTACTGATTATTCTGATTTATGTGCGAGCCCAGACCGTATTGATACGGATAAAGGTTACGTCGAAGGCAATATTAGGTTTGTTTGCGCCCGAATAAATTTAATGAGAAACGATATGGATGACCATGACTTTGTCTGGTGGTGTAAGGCGGTGGTAAATAATCATGGAAATTGAAGAGGTAGCTCGCAAATTAAAGGGTAACTTCCCTTTATATAGTAAGAATATGCTGAAAATTGTGACAAAAGAGGGTGAATCCAAGCCTTTTGTCCTAAATGCTGCACAGTTACATGTCCATGCCATGCTTGAAAAGCAGCTAAAAGATCAGGGAAATATCCGCGCATTGGTCCTGAAAGCTCGCCAAACCGGAATATCGACGTACACACAGGGCAGAAACTTCTGGAAAGTCACGCAGAATCGCAATGCTAACGCATTCGTACTGTCGCATCTTGCCGAATCTACTAACGCAATTTTTAACATGGTGAGATACTTTTATGACAATGTCCCGCATCCGGCATTTAAGCCGCCGCTCGCTAGTCAGTCGGCGTCAACGTTGGTTTTTGATGACATCAATTCGCGATACAGGGTCGGAACAGCAAGATCAACCCAAACGGGACGAGGACAAACAAATCGATTTGTCCACGGCTCTGAAGTGGCGTTCTACCCACAAGGATCAGACATAGTCGCAGGTCTATTACAGACTGTCGGTGGTAAGAACACTGAGGTAATTCTAGAGAGTACTGCCAATGGTGCCGGTGGATGGTTCTACGATCAGGTAATGAAGTCGCTTAGAGGCGAGTCAGAGTGGATTACTTGCTTTATTCCTTGGTACTGGATGCCCGAGTATAGAAAAAAGGTATCGCCCTACTTTGTCGCTACGCCAGAAGAATATGATCTGGCTCAAAAGTATGGATTGGACGATGAGCAACTTTCATTTAGACGCGCCAAACTAGATGAGTTAGGTGGGACAGATTTATTCCGTCAGGAATACCCTAGTACCCCGCTCGAAGCATTTTTAACCTCCGGTCGTTGTTTCGTAGAAGAGTCCGCGATATCTCAATGTGAAAATAATTGTTACACCGCAGACTTTAAAGGCGACATTATTGACGGTAGTTTAATTGAGCGTGAACACGGCAACTATCAAGAATGGTATTCCCCCTCCAGAGAGGAAGCTTACGTCATTGGCGTGGATGTTGCGGAAGGTCTCGCCTATGGCGATTATAGTTGCGCCCAAGTACTTGACTCGTTAGGCAATCAAGTAGCCTGTTGGCACGGACACATAGATCCATTTGATTATGGCGCCCTAGTAGCAATGTTGGGAAAACGCTATAACACTGCATATGTAATAGTTGAGCGTAACAACCACGGTCTTGGTACGCTTCGTAAAATGCAAGATTTAGGTTATTCAAATTTATTTGTAGAGAGTTCTGTCGATGGTGCCTACGGAGATCGCTTGACAAAACGCGGAGGCTTTCTAACGACAAGCAAAACAAAACCATTAATCGTTGACAATTTAGGTGTTGCAGATATAGAATTATTAAATGAGTTGCGAACTTACATCATTGATGATAAAGGGAGTTACAATTCCCAAAATGGATGTTATGATGACAGGGTGATGGCTTATGCTATTGCCCTGCATGGACTTGCTTCTATGCCGAGACCTCGGCACCGGACTATACAAAAACGTTTTAAATCGTTAGATCCTGTGACGGGTTATTAATCTATGCATGATGCTGAGTATGAAGGTGAAGAAGAACTAGAGAAAGAGCCAGATGGTTTGCAAGCGCAAAGTATGCAGAGTCTGGGTTCTCGTCTTGCCGGAACTTTTCAAGAGTATAAAGACGCTCGTAAAGAAACAGAAAACGAGTGGCTAAAAGACTTACGCCAATATCAGGGCATTTATGAGCCTGATGTACTTGCACGCCTAGATGCTGCGTCTGGTTCGCGATCAAAAGTATTCGTCGGGCTAACACGAACAAAAGTGATGGCTGCTTACAGTCGAATAATAGACCTGTTGTTTCAGCACGGCGATGTTTTCTTTTCTGTAGACCCTACCCCAGTCCCTCAGATCGATCCTCTTAAGGCGATGCAAATGCGCCAGATGGCTATGGAGCAGATCATGATGGCAAGCGGTCAAGATCCGATGATGAATCAGGACTTGGTAGCCGCAAGGATGGCAGAGCTAGAGGAAGAGTTTTTAGAATTAGAAATAGAGGTGGCTAAAAAAGCTGCCGAGTCTATGACTGTAGACATTGAAGACCAGCTTGTAGAGACCAACGCAGAAATGAAGCTCAAAGAAAGCATGTTAGAAGCATGTATCTTTGGTTCAGGTGCCGTAAAAGCTGGTACTGTGCGGATAGATAAGAAGCAGTCTTACTCTAAGATGCTTGATCCAGAGAGCGGTGAGCAGGGTTATGCGCTCAGCGTTGTTGAAACTGTTGCTCCTGATGTAGAAAGCGTCAGCATCTTCGATCTATATCCCGACCCTTATTGCACAACGCTAGATGACTCATGGTTAAGTATCTTCTTAAGATTCACCGTAACGGTAATCATACAGAGGAAGATCACGAGACTACACGACGCAGAATTGCTGGTATACATGAGAACTCTGAGTCCAATCGCTTCGTTGTTATGGAGTATTGGGGCACTGTAGATGGTTACGAGCTAGAAGAGCACGGCATAGAGTTGGAGGAAGATGCAGATCTTTCTGATGATTACTCTGCTTGTGTGTGGGTATGTGACGGGAAAGTATTAAAAGTAATGCTTAACCCGATTACTGGTTACAAAATTCCATACCATATTTTCCCGTATGAGCGCAGCCCCCATCAGTTCTGGGGTACAGGCGTGCCTCGTATGATGCGTGATTCTCAGGGAACTATGAATACCGCAACAAGAATCTGGCTAGACAACATGGCTTTGTCTTCTGGTCCTATGGTTGAGGTAAATACAGACTTGCTTGCAGCAGGAGAAGACCCGACAGACATCCACCCTTGGCGAGTATTCTTGCGTGAGGGTGGAGACGGTTCTATGCCTGCTGTTAGATGGTATCAGCCGGTAGCGAACGCTAATGGACTGAACCAGATTGTGGAGATATTCCGAAGATTTGCTGATGAGACTACTAGCCTACCTAGCTATACACATGGTGAGCAGACACAAGGTCTAAATAAAACAGCAACAGGTATGTCTATGCTTATGGGTGCAGCAAACATTGCACTTAAAAGCACAATTAAAAATATTGATGACTTCTTGATTGAGCCAATGATTGAGGCTTTGTTTCACTTCAATATGGAGTTTGGAACTAACGAGAAGTCAAAGGGTGACTTGCGAATTGTTGCACGCGGCAGTACCTCTCTCGTTCAGAAAGAGATACAGAGTCAGCGTTTACTTCAGTTCTTGTCAATTGTTGGGGAAGATCAAAGTGGCGTTGTTAAGCGCACACAGCTTCTTCGAGACATTGCTCAAAGCATGGATATTGACCCCGACGAAATTATTAAGACTGAGGAGCAAGTAGCTCTTGAACAGCAGCAACAACAACAATTACTCCAAGCTCAAATGCAACAGGCAGCAATCGCAGGCGATCCTGCGGCTCAAGGCAATGCCGGAATGGGATCTCCTTCGGGACTTAATTAAAGCCCGATTTGATAGTGCCCAATCAGCATTAGAAAGAGCAGATGAGACAAATTTTAGGTTCGAGCAAGGCAGGCTATTAGAGCTGCGTTTTATGCTTGAGCTTGAAGACGCGGCAAAAGCCGTTCTAGACAAAGCGCGGACCCCTAAAAGGATATCCGCAATAGACTAACGAATATCCCATTGTGGGACTCGAAGGAAATTAATAATGTCAAAGAGAAATGACCCAGCGCGACTGGAAGCTGAAGCGAAAGAATTGTTCGAACAAATGACTAAAGGTAAGACTGAGACCCTAGAGGCAGATCAACCTCAAGAGGATACCCCAGAAGAACCCGAGGCGTTGCAAGTAGAAGCCCCCGATCCCACGGACAAGGTTGAAATTCAAGCGGATGAGGACACAGNNGAAGTTGGCTTTAGAAAAAGCCGAGAAAGCAATGAAGGGCGCACAGGCGAGAATGACGAAAGCAACTCAAGAAACTGCTGACTTGAAGCGGCAAAATGCCGACCTGATCAAAAGTGTTACGGAGTTGAAGAGTCAACTTGTAGAAGTTTCTAGGGATGACAGCAAGCTGGCACAGATTCGGGAAGATTATCCTGATCTAGCTGGACCTTTGCTTGATGAACTTAAGCGGACGCAAGATGAAGTTGGTAAGGCTAAGGAAGCTTTAGCTGAGCAGGAACAAAGTAAATATCAGGCGTTAGAGGCGCAGGCACATGCTGAGCACTTCGAGCGGATTCGATCTGTACACCCTGACGTAGATTCCATTGTGGACTCTGCTGATTGGTTGAACTGGTTAGAAGATGCAGACGCTCAGACGAAGACTTGGATTCAAGAAGGTTCGTCTAATGATGTAAACACTGTTCTTTCGAAGTTTAAGGCGGATATGGGCGTACCAGCTCCCACGCTGCAAGAGCAGGCTCTTGAGCGAGCAAAGACGGTTGCAGAACCTAAAATGCCCAAAGCTCGAAAGTCACAAATTAAAGGCGATAAGAAATACTGGACTGTCGATGAGATTATGAGGATGCCAAACCAAGTGTTTGAAAAGCATCAAACAGAAATTCTCAAAGCGATGGAAAGTGGATCGATACGCCGCTAATCTCTTGTGAGGTAATAAAATGTCTTTTTCACAATTTTCAACGGGTGCTACATCTGAAGTAAACTTTATCCCAGAGGTGTTTTCCAAACTCCTTCAGGCTAAGTTCTACAGCAAATCAATTTTACCCGAAATTTCAAACACCGACTATGAAGGTGAGATCTCTGGTCAAGGCGACAAAGTTGTTATCCGTACAGTTCCGGCTGTAACTATTAATGACTACGCTGGCACTATCACAACTCAAGAGCTGACTACTGCTAAAGTAGAAATGCTTGTTGATAAAGCTAAGTACTACAGCTTTAAAGTTGATGATGTGTTGGCTGCTCAAGCTGACATTAACATGCTAGAAGCTGCATCTACTGATGCTTCTGAAGGTATGCGTATCGCTGTTGAGACCG